GAATACAAGAAACCTAATAGCAAATTTGAATATACTATGTTAAAAGGTACAGAAAGTGTAACTCAAACAACTTACGAACAATATGACGAGAAGCCTAACAACAGCGATAAAGAACGAACTAGCGACTAATGATATTAGGCCTGTTCATCTTATTACTATTGGGTTTAGCACTCCTGTTAATATAACAGATTGCTCTTTTTCATTAACATCATCAGTTTCGGGAAGTTCAGTAACTTATATTGCAAGTGATTTTATTATGGATATATCTGACTTTTCTGAACAAACAGAATTAAGTAAATCAAGTCTTAACTTATCTCTTTCTGGTGCAGATCAAACTTTTATATCAACTGTATTAAATGAAAATATTACGAATGATACTGTAGATATTTATAGAGGATTTTTAGATAGTTCTAATGCTTTAATTTCTGATCCTTTTTTATTTTATAAAGGGCAAATTGATGGATTCACTATTGGAGAAACAGATACTGCAAGTACAGTAACTTTAGGTGTAGTTTCACATTGGGCTGACTTTGAAAAAAGGAATGGTCGTAAAACTAATAATACATCACAACAAAGATTTTTTAGTACAGATGTAGGAATGGATTTTAGTTCTGAAAATGTATTAGATATTAAATGGGGTAGAGAATAATGCCATTAAAAAAAATAATTAGAGCTGGTAAAAAAGTTGTAAAAGGCGTTATTAAAGTAGTTAATAAAGTAATATCTTGGATAGCCCCACCACCTGATAATCCAGATTTTGGAGAGGGAGATTTAGATAATTTTGAAACAGGAGTTCTTTTAAATAAGCAAACTAATGACGCAAATATTCCTGTAATTTATGGAGAAAGATTAGTAGGTGGTACTCGTGTCTTTTTAGATTCTGGTGGGGGTAATTCAAATCAATATCTTTATATGTGTATTGTAATGGCAGAGGGAGAAGTAAATTCAATAGAAGAAATATTAGTAGATGATAAAACTGTAACATGGGCAAGTGGGTTATCAGATGGAACAGAAGTAGAGGTAGCAAGTTCGGATAGTAATTTTTATAAAGCTAACCCAAGTGTAGAGAATTCAAGTGCAGAAAGTTTGATTAGAGTTGAACCTCACTTTGGAACAGATGGTCAATCTGCGTCAGGGATATTATCAGCACTATCTAATTGGGGTAGCAATCATAAGCTATCTGGTCTTTGTTATTTAGCATTAAGGTTTAAATGGAATCAAGACGCATTCAGTTCAATTCCAAAAGTACAAGCAATAATAAAAGGTAGAAAGGTTAAAACTTATAATTCAAGTTTAGTAGAACAATCTCCATCTTTTCAAACTAATCCAGCTTGGTGTTTATTAGATTATTTAACAAACGAAAGATATGGAAAAGCATTAACAATATCAAATATTGATTTACAAAGTTTTTATGATGCTTCAGTTATTTGTGCTACTCAAGTAACACCATATTCTGGTGGAAGTAATATAAGCATATTTGACACTAATGCAGTATTAGATACATCAAAAAAAATCATAGAAAATGTTAGAGAATTAGTAAAAGGTTGTAGAGGTTATCTGCCTTATTCATCTGGTAAATATAAATTAGTTATTGAAACAACAGGAACATCTTCCATTACTTTAACCGAAGATGATATTATTGGTGGGTATAGTTTATCTTCTCCTAATAAAAATGATAGATATAATCGTTGTATAGTAAGTTTTATTAACCCAGATCGTAACTATCAAGTTGATGAAGTGCAGTTTCCACCGATAGATGATTCAGGATTACCAAGTGCAGATCAACACACAACTATGAAAAATGCTGATGGGGGAATATTATTAGAGGGAAGATTTGATTTTAAAAGTATTACATCTCCATATCAAGCAGAAGAAATGGCAGAAATTATTTTAAGAAGATCAAGAGAGGCTTTATCATTAGGTATAAATGTTTCATTTGATGCTTATGATTTAGCAGTTGGAGATATAGTAGGAATAACACATAGTTCCTTAGGATTCTCATCTAAAAATTTTAGAGTGCTTGAAGTTACATTTAATGAAGATTTTACAATAGGATTAGCATTAGTAGAGCATCAAGATAGTCATTATACTTGGGCAACTAAAACACAGGTAAGTTCTACACCAACAACTAATTTACCTAATCCATTTACTATCCAACCACCAGCAAGTGTAACTTTATCAGATCAGTTAGTTCAATATAATGATGGAACTGTAATTGTAGCTTTAGATGTATCTATAGGTGCTTCTGTTGATAGCTTTGTTGATTACTACCAAGTAGAATATAAATTAAGTACAGATTCAGATTTTATTATTTACGCACAAGGCTCAGGATTAAATCATAGAGTATTAAATGTAATTGACCAATCTACCTATGATGTAAGGGTTAAAGCTGTAAATAGCTTAGGGGTATCTTCTACCTATGTATCAGCACAAAGAACTATCGTAGGTGCTATTGCACCACCTAGTGATGTAGAAGATTTTGCTTGTAATATTGTTGGAACAAATGCTCATTTAACTTGGACAGCCATAACAGATTTAGACTTGGCATATTATCAAATAAGATATGCAAAAGAAACTGATGGAACTGCTGATTGGCAGAACTCAGTTAATTTAGTTACAAAAGTATCAAGACCAGCAACTTCAATATCTGTACCAGCTAGGGCTGGAACTTATCTTATTAAAGCAGTAGATAAACTTGGTAACTTTAGTTCTAATGCAACATCAATTATTTCTAATGTAACTGATGTTGTTAATCATAATTCAGTAGCAACACAATCAGAACACCCTAGTTTTAGTGGTACATTCACAGATACCTTATTAACTGATGGTGCTATAGAATTAGATTCTTCAGAACTATTTGATTCAGCTTCTGGAGATTTTGATGATGAAACTACTAGAGTATTTGATTCTGGTGTTAGTAATGCTGACTTTATAGCAAGTGGTAATTATTTATTTGCAGATGTTATTGATGTAGGTGCAAAACATACTTGTAGAATTACAGCCTCATTAACACAAACTTCTGATAATCCAGATGATTTGTTTGATAATAGAACAGGATTATTTGATAGTGCTAAATCAAACTTTGATGGAGATACACCAGCTAACTGTGATGCTCATTTAGAAATATCAACTAGTGATGACAACACAACCTACACATCATTTTCTAATTTTGTAATAGGTAATTATACTGCTAGATTTTTTAAATTTAGAGTTGTTTTAACTTCAACAGATGGTGCGTCAACACCTAGAGTTTCAGAGGTAACAGTTACAGTAGATATGCCTGATAGAATATTTAGTGGAAACGATATAACTTCTGGTGCTGGAACTAAAACTGTAACATTTACAAACCCATACAAATCTGTTAATTATGCTGTAGGAATTACAGGCGAAGATATGGCTACAGGCGATTTCTTTACAGTATCTAATAAGACAGTTAATGGCTTTAATGTTTTGTTTAAAAATTCAAGTGGAACAAATATATCAAGGACATTTGATTTTATTGCAAAGGGCTTTTAAAAGGAGTATAAGAAATTATGGCACAACACGATTATAATATAGCAAACCAATCATTTCCAGCAACTAGAACTGACATTAACAATGTTCTTTCTGCTATTAATTCATCTAACTCTGGTACATCAAGACCAAGTGGTGCAGTAGCTGGTACGATATGGTTAGACACATCTGGCGGTGCAACTGCTAACACTTTAAAATTTTATGATGGTGCTGATGATATTTCTTTAGCAACAATAAATACTACTGCTAATACTGTTAATTGGTTAGATAGTTCAGTTTCATTTGATATAGTTTCAGATACATCTCCTCAATTAGGTGGCGATTTAGATGTTAATGGAAATGCTTTTGTATCTACATCAAATGGTAATATTAACTTTACACCAAATGGAACAGGGAAGATCGTATTTAATGATCTAGCCTACATACCTCAACAAGCATTAACTTCATCATCAAATGCTGTGGCTTGGGATGTACAAGCTAAACCAAACGCATATCATCTAACAACAGAAAACACTACTTTCTCTGCACCTACTAACTCAGTAGAGGGTGCTTTTATTTGTGTAGAGATTAATTATAATGGTTCACACACAATAGCCTTTAATACTGTATTTGAATTTGCTGGAAGCACAGCACCAACATTTACTTCAGCAGATGGTAAAACGGATATTTTGGTGTTCAAGTATAATGGGGCTATATGGCAAGAAGTTGGTAGAACATTAAACATGAGTGAAAGTTAAAATATGTACGCATTAGTCGAAGATAATAATATTACACAATATATAAACAATCCTAAATCTATTGTAGTTGGAGAGGTAAGATACCCAGCTAAAATATTTGAAGTTTGGACACAAGACGAAAAACAAGCAATAGGATTATATGAAGTTATAACTGATTCAACAAATTATAAAGACCCAGCATATTACAATAACACAAACGAACAATATAACTTTGCAGATAATCAAGTTACTAAATCTTGGGGAACTGCAACTGCTAAAAGATTAAATGATGAAAACGCAGTAGATGAAGATGGCGAAAATGTTTTAGATGATGATGGCAACCAAGTTATTAATTATGGTTTAAAAACTGAAAAGAAAAGAATAGTTAAAGATCAGGCAAGTGGATTACTTGCACCTACTGATTGGTATATTACAAAATCAACAGAGGTAGCTGATTATGATGTACCAGCAAACATATTATCCTTTAGAGCAGATGTTCGATCTAAATCTAATGAAATGGAAACTGCTATTAATAACTGTTCTAATGTTGATGAACTAAAAGCATTATACGAATACACAGAGCAAGAAGATGGTTCTATCACAAGACCATTAGTAGAATTTCCAACATTGGAGATTTAATGATTATTATACCAGCTAACACTATTTCTGGTGGTTATGAAGTTGCTAACTCATTAAGATTTAATAGTGCAAGTTCAGATTATTTAACAAGAACATTTGGCTCAACAACTAACAGAAGAACATTTACTTATAGTTTTTGGATTAAAAATTCTGATACAACTACTGAGCAAAATATTTTGTCAGCAGGTAATTTTTCTGGAGAGCCTTATATGGATATTAGATTTAATACTAATCAAACTTTAGAATGGTATCATTATAATAGTGGTTATGATTGGAGATTAATTACAAACAGAGTTTTTAGAGACCCTAGTGCTTGGTATCATGTAGTTTTAGCAGTAGATACAACACAAGGAACTTCTTCAAATAGAGTTAAATTATATATAAATGGAGTTCAAGAAACTTCATTTTCAACATCTTCTTATCCATCACAAAATTTTGATACTGTTGTTAATAATAGTGGATACAAAAGTTCTTTTGGTAGCATTAAAAATATAACAATAACCTATAATGGATATATGTCAGAAATAATACAAATAGACGGACAACAACTTACCCCAACATCATTTGGAGAATTTGACGAAGATACAAACATTTGGAAACCAATAGATGTATCTGGTTTAACCTTTGGCACAAATGGATTCTATTTAGACTTTGAAAACTCTGGTAGTCTAGGTGCAGATGTATCTGGTAATGGAAATAACTTTACTGTAAATAATTTAACTAGCATAGATCAATCTACTGATACTTGCACAAATAATTTTGCAACTATGAATCCTTTAAATGTTCCAACTTCAAATGCTCCAACATTTGCAGAGGGAAATCTAGAAACTGAAAGTGCAACAACAAGTGGTCAAAGATTTATGGGTTCTTCAACTATTGGACTAACTGATGGTAAATGGTACGCAGAATGTAAAATAGTAGTTATTGATAGTGCAACAGTTGGTGTTTCTCCTGATGTACAAGCACACGCATTAGATAATACTTATATTGGCTCACACCAATACGATTATTCTATTTTACCTGATAGTGGAGCTAAATATAATAATGATAATGGAACAACTCATGGAGATGCTTTTTCTACCAATGATATTTTAATGATAGCTTTAGATTTAGATAATAATAATGTTTATTTTGGAAGAAATGGTAATTGGTTTGATGGTTCAGGTAATGCAAATCAATCCTCACCATCTAGTGCTTTATCATTAACTGATCCACCATCAACTCCTGATGGTGCTTATTTTTTCGCTTCTTCAGATGGTGGTGGTAGTGCTAAAGCAAAAGTACAATGGAATTTTGGCTCTCCACCATTCTCAATCTCATCTGGAAATAGTGATGGTAATGGCTATGGAAACTTTGAATATGCAGTACCTAGTGGCTACTATTCTCTTAATTCTAAAAACTTAGCGGAGTATGGATAATGGCTTACACAACAATAGATAAACCAATAGATTATTTTAACACTTTAATTTATACAGGAAATGGCTCATCTCCAAGAACAATTACAGGAGTTGGATTTAATCCAGATTGGGTCTGGGGAAAAAGACGAGATGATGGGGCTGGACACAATTTATTTGATACAGTTAGAGGTGCTGGAAGTGATAAAAATTTACAATCAAATGGTACAGGTGCAGAGGGGAGTGGATTACCAGCAACTTATGGATATATAAGTGCTTTTGCAACTGATGGATTTACTGTAACTGCTGGAAGTTCTGATAATGCTTATTGGAATAATAATACTGCAACTTATGTAGCATGGAACTGGTTAGCTGGTGGCACAGCATCATCAAACTCTAATGGAAGCATAACAAGTTCTGTATCTGCTAACACTACTGCTGGATTTAGTATTGTGTCCTATACAGGAACAGGCTCAAATGCTACTGTGGGTCATGGATTAGGTGCAGTACCAAGAATGATTATTGTAAAAAGGAGAGATGGCAGTGATAGTTGGGTAGTACAACATGGTTCTTTGGGTGCTGGTAAAGCATTAAACTTAGATTCAAATGGTGCAGTACAAACTTATGACCCTTATTGGAATAATACTGAGCCTACAAGTTCTGTTTTTAGTATTGGTAATGATGGAAGAACAAATGGTTCAAGTGAAACTTACATTGCTTACTGCTTCGCAGAAAAAAAAGGCTACTCAAAATTTGGAAGCTACACAGGGAATGGAAGTAGTAATGGTACTTTTGTATATTTAGGATTTAAACCAGCTTTTGTTATGGTTAAAGAAACAAATAATACAAAAAATTGGTCTATGTTTGATAATAAAAGAACAAATACATTTAATCCTGTAGATGGCACTTTATATCCAGACACTAGCGATAGTGAGGGAACAGATGTAAATGCTATGGATTTTGTTTCAAATGGTTTTAAAAATACATCATCAAATGCTGGAAATTACTCAAATGATAGTGGAGATACATACATCTACATGGCATTTGCTGAAAACCCATTTGTAACATCAACAGGCATACCAACAACTGCGAGGTAGTAATGCAATTATCAAAACATTTTACTTTAGAAGAATTTGAAAAATCACAAACTGCTACAAGAAAAGGTATTAAGAATAAAGCTGGTGCTGGAGAGATTAAAAACTTAGGCGATCTTTGTTATGAAATATTAGAGCCTGTAAGAATTAAATTTGATAAGCCTGTTACTATTACATCTGGTTATAGATCAGAAGAATTATGCGAAGCAATAGGCTCAAAAAAAACATCACAACATACTACAGGAAACGCAACAGATTTTGAGATAGCTGGTGTATCTAATCTTCAAGTAGCTTTATGGATAGAAAACAACTGCGACTTTGACCAACTGATCTTAGA